TCTGAATACATGGACGATACAATGGTCCGAGTGGAAACATCCGACTGCTTCAGTTACGTTGAAGGTTTTATTGCTAGCTTGTTTTCTCGCAATCCTGCTGTGGTTGTGGCAAAGGATGCATCAATCATAGAAGGCAATGCTAAAATGGCACAAGCAGTTGTCAATCGGTTTTTATTTGATAAGAGAGAACAGTTAGAAATAGCTTCACGCCTTGCCCTCATATATCCCTCCTCATTCCTCAAACTTTCCCCAACTGATAGTACGGATATGCTTGAAAAAGTCTCTATTCGTGCTATTCCTTGTTGGGAAGTGATTGTTGATATGGATGCTTGTGCATGGGATGAGCAAAGGTTTATGGCACACGTATATTACTTGCCAATGCCTGAAGTGCGTCAGCGGTTTGGTGCTAAGAAGTTTACGCCAATACCAAAGGTGGATTATTTTACACCACAAGAAAAGTACACGGGCGTAAGTGAAGATTTGCCAGATGACTATTTGTATGTGCAGATTGTAGAGTTCTATGACCTAGCATATGACAAGTTGTATTTTTGGAGTCCAAACTACCGTGATGGTGGTGAGCTATTAGAAAAGAGTGAAATACCCGTACGTACGTATGACGATAAACCAATGAGTCCGTTGTGTCCATTGTACTACGCACGTAAACCAGAAAAGCCAATGTGTGGATTGTCGGCAGTATCGAGGGTATACGACCAGTTTTATGAAAAGAACATACTACGTACGTATTGGGCGAACTCCGTACGTAGAGATTCAAGACAGTATTTGTACAAGGAAGGCTCGTTGGATGAAGAAGCCTTGGCAAAGATTACGGCAGGTGTTGACGGGGCAATGATTGCAGTTGACGAACCTGTGTTAGATGGTATTATTCGTGCTGTTGGTGTAGAGCCATTATCAGGTAACTTTGATAGGTATCTAGGCTATATTGAGCAAGATATAAATCGCGGCAGCATCTTGGCACCGTTTAGTCGAGGGGAAGCGACTAAAGCTACGGCTACTGAGGTGACTGCCCTTGCTCAGTACAGTGCATCGGAAATTGGTAAGCTTGCTAGAGAGCGTGACAATGCGGTTGAACTTATTGCACTTACATATTTGCGCATTGTATCTTTGTTAGCAGAAGAAAAAGAACAAGCTGTGATTGAGGTAGAAGGGTTGCCAAAGGTCATTACTGTACAAGACTTAGATGCTAAATTTAAAATAGTGTCTCTTGACCAGTCAAGCACGCCATTGTCAGAAGCCTTAAAAAGAAATAATCTGGTGCAACTGCTTCCTGTGCTGACACAGCTAGGTGTGCCGGGCGGTAAAATTAAAGAAGAGTTAGTACGACTTTATGATTTGCCAGAATCTTTTAATGAAGAACCTCCACCTCCACCACAAGCTCCTGAAGCACCACAAGGCGGAATGGGTGGTCCTGCACCACAAGAAATGCAAACCACAGCAGGTGATATAGGAGCACAAGGAGAACTGCCTTCCGAACAACTGACTCAAATGCTTAATCAACAGAGATAACCATGCCAATGTATACCTACCAATGCCACGTATGTTCCAAAGTTCATGAGGAACTTATATTCTTTCGTGACTATGAGAATGACAACATTCCACAAGTGTGCGGTGCAGATACGTATGAACAAGGATGTGGCGGTGATTTGTATAGAGTGCTTAGAGCGCCGGGCACTCACAGTAGTTGGGATGGAACTGGTAAGCATGGTGTGAATGGGTTCTACAGTAAAGCATTGGGTAAGCATGTTGCCAATAAACATACAGAGCAAAAGATTATGGAAGGTAGAGGGTTTGTGTGCGAAGCAGATTTGCCCAAAGATCGTTGGGACACAGCAGTAGAAACACAAAAAAGACGAGTGTCTGAACAAGATAAAAATATAGAAACATACACGGAGGCTTTAAAAAGTGGTAAAACAAAAGAAGAAGCCGTGGTGGAAGCATTTACAGCTGCTGATGCAGTTAGTGGTAAACTTGATAAAACATGGGGGAAAAGTGAATGAAATGATGATGGACCTTGAAAATGAAATGGGTGGAGCGCAACAAGAAGAAGAAGTTGCTTTTGCAGAGATGGCACCAAAAGGCAGATTCAGTGCTAAGGCATTGAACAACCTTGTTAAAGCCAGTAATCGTTTGTTGCCTAAGTTTGGACAAACACCTGATTATCCATTGTTTAATAGTGACGAAACAGTTTTTCCAACAGACTTAGTGCGTGTTCTTGCTATGTTTCAAGGGGCTACCGATGGTGCCGTAGAAATGGGCATTGTAGACGACGAGTTTGGTTTTGATTTTGAAAACATAACAGACGATGCAAACATAATGGTGTTGGCAGGTAAAATAAATAAGCTTGCTACAGATAAAAGATACGACAGGTATCTACAATCACAGCCTTCAGAAGAGGGCGAAGAAATGATTGACGATGAAACAACAACTGAAGACATGCCCCCACAGGATGTGGATGCACTTTTTATGGAGAGAATGTAATGCCAAAAGTAAACGGAAAAAAATTCCCTTATACAGCTAAGGGTAAAGCAGCAGCCAAAAAAGCAAAAGATGCTAAGACATCAAAAATGGCAAAAGCCAAAGCAGCAAAACGCAAAAAAACCATGCCTAAAAAAGGCTCATACAAAAGGAAATGAAAATGAATGACACTACCTCCGGTGCGGAGACTGTTGAAAACGTAGAAACCCCTGAAACAACTGAAACAGAAACTGAAGAAACTGTAGATACACCTGAAGTCGATAATAGTGCTGATGATGGTGAAGATGAGTTGATGACTATTGAAGAACTAATGGGAATCGATGAAGAAGATTTTGATGAGTTTACTGAGGATGCAAACCATAAAGGTATGAAGCCCTTGCATGAATGGATGCAGCACATTCCTGAGGACGTTAGAAAACATGTTGCTAATATACGCTCATCATATACTCGTAAGACACAAGAACTTGCTGAAATGCGAAAGGCACTTGATGCAGAACGAATGGAACTGCAACGACAACAAGACAATGCTGTCAACAACCCCTTCCTTAAACGAGCAGAAGAAGAGCTGGCTAAGGAAGAAGAGTACGACATTTATACAACGGAAGGGATGCAAGCTGAAATAAAACGGCAAGCAGCTAAAATGCTTCAAGAAATGATGAAGCCTGCCCAAGAAGAAATACAAATGAAGCAGCGTCGTATACAACTGGAACAGTTTAAAACAGACAATCCAGAACTAATGGACGATGATTATCGTTTGCCAGTTGCCCAAATGTTGCAAGATAGACCAGAGTTAAAACTTGAAGATGCTTTTTATATTGTCAAAGCAAAGGTAGATGCAACAAAACTTAAAACCGAACGAGAACAGGTAGCCAAGCAGAAATCACAACGTAGACAAACATTGCGTAAGACATCTGGTGGCAAGTCGGTAAGTCCTAGCGGCACACCTAAGTTTCGTAGTGCTTGGGAAGCATATCAGTATCACAAATCACAACAGGCTAAGAAGTAGGAGTAAACATGCCCAAGGGTAAAAGGACCGTCAACAAAATCATCATTCATCATTCTGCATCACCACAGAGCACTACCAAAGAGCAGATTTACGATTGGCATGTCAATGGCAACGGGTGGTCTGACATTGGGTATCATTTTATAGTTCTTGGCGATGGTCAAGTGGTTGCTGGTAGGCACATAAATAAAACAGGAGCACATTGTAAAAATCACAATAGAGGTTCTGTTGGTATATGTGTTACTGGCAATACGTCTAATGAAGCACCTAGCACTGCACAAATGGAATCGTTGTGGGGTAAGGTAAAACTCTTAATGGAAGAATATAATCTAGATAGGCATAATGTCTATGGTCATAGGGACTTCGGTGCTACCGAATGTCCGGGCAACTATTTGTATGCTATGTTGCAACAGTTTAAGGCTGGGTTACTTGCATAGGGTTGACAATGCAACATTTTCAATTTAAAATGCCTTTGTTGAATGAACTCTTTTGAGCACTCGGACAGCAACCATTCCAATGGGAATACGGTTTAGGCAAAACAATAAACTAAACACTAAGGTAAAACAATGGCTATTTCTAATGATTTGCTATCGTCAACCCTGTATTCCATCCGTGATGGTGAAGTTGACGAATTATTTCAAAAGGTCGCATTCCTTGACAATGCAAAACGTTACGGCGGTATTGAGTATGAAGATGGTGGTATTAAAATCCAACGTCCCCTATCAATCGCTGAACACTCTCAAATCACCAACCTTCCTACTGGATACGAAGCTGTAAATCTTGCAGTTAAAGACGTATTGCAACCTGCTATTTACGAGTGGGCTGACTTTACTGCTCCTATCGTTATCACCAAGAAAGAAGAGTTGGAAAACAAAGGCGAGAAAGCAATCGTAAAGATTGTTGAAGCTCGTATGCGCTCAGTAATGGGTATGCTTCGACGTGAGTTAAACAAGCAGTTGCTTCGCGGTAACTCTACTGTTTTAACCACTGTAAACACTTTGAACGGTGATGCTAGTGCTAATGGATTTTTAGAAGCAGAAACTAAGGCAAATCAAAACAATACTGTTGGTGGTATTTCTAAGACTACTTACCCAGTAAACGGTTGGTTGAATCAGGTTGCTGACATTCAAGGTGCATTTGGTACAAACGGTATCCTTGGTATGCAACAAATGGCAATCCAAGCAAACACTGTAACTCACATGGGTGAGATTCAATGTGTGCTTTTGTCTGAAGCAGCAATGGCTAACTATCGTCGTGCTTTGTTTGCACAAGAACGATACATCAACGAGAAGACTCTTGATGGTGGACGTATGCAACTTGCCTTTGGTGGCGCAGTAGTTGAACAAGACCTTGAACTTGGTTTTAACTATACATCTGCATCATTTAATGGTAGTGCCCCTGCTCCATTGTCTGGTTACTTCCTGAACTTTGACGGTGTTAAGTTGTGCATGCACAAAGATGCTGACTTCGCTGTTTCACCTTTCGAGCACATTTCTGGAACTACAGCACGAGCTGCCCAATTGTATGTTAAAATGCAATTGATTGCAGACCACCTCGGTTCTTGTGGTGTTCTCTTTGACGGCGACACTTTTTAAGGAGGTTTATCATGGCTACACAAAACATTATTCAATACTTGGAAACTTCTCAGTACAACGCATTACCTTCTGGTGGTACAGTTGCAGTGGGTGTCGATGCGATGAACCGTCGTCAAATCGAAACTTTTATTGCATCTGAAGCCATTGCTGAGAAGGAAGCGGTTGCTTTTGACATTACCAAAACTGCTGACGGTGATAAAATGATTCACGTTGTTAAGGCAGATTCAAATGATGCAGATCGAACTGCATTTGTTGGTATTGCTTTGGCTGCTGCTGCTGCTGCTGGTGACGCTATTGACGTTTGTATTGCTGGCTTGTGTCAAGCAAAAACAGATGGTAGTGTTACTAAAGGTTCTGCATTGTCACTGTTTACAACAGCAGGTGAGTTGAAAAACTACGCTAATGCTGATGTATTGCCACCTGTTGCATATGCTTGCGCTGATGATGCGGCTGATGTTGCAACTGTGATTGTAATCAAACAGTTCTAAGTTCGATTCTTTATTAAGCCGAAGGGGTGGGTGTTTCGCCCATCCCTTTTTTCGTATGGTGACCTATGGCAAATTTAAAAGCATTGAGACAGAAAGTAAAAAACATAACAGACTACAGTCCAGAACTAGCGCAGTTTAACAATCAGTTGGATGAGTTGTTAAACGATGCGTACTACTGTATATGGACAATGAAGCGTTGGAGTTTTAGTACAGAACTTAGCACTATGCGATTGCACACAGACATTACAGCTAGTACAGATACAGAAAACAGTAGTGGTGCCAACGTAACTGCAACAGTTGTAAAAGGACAAAGAAGAGTTGTGTTAAGTCATGACATTGACCGACTACATAATATGGATGTGTGGGAAGGTCAACCAATGGAAATAGACAATATGGAATACACCATTTCCAAGCTTGAAGACATGAAAACCATATTGTTAGACAAACCATTTGAAGGCACTAGCACAGCCACTAACAGCGGTTGGAAAATAAAGAAGCGATGGTATGACCTACCAGAAAACTGTTTGGAACTACTATATTTAGGGCACAGAGACTACCCTTACGTAAGCGTTAGTGGTTCACAAAACCCATATGGTAAATCTACAGCTATTTTACCTAGACGAGAAGAAGACTTAGATTTAAGAGTTGATTATACACAGTCATATGCAGAAGCATACATTACTAGTCCAACACAACATATAACACCAGCAGAACAACTTACTATTACAGAACTGGAAAGTCCAACGGGCGAGTTCCAAGGCAACAAACATTATGAGTTTGCTTGGGCGTTTATTAAAGATGGTAAAGTTGGTGCTTTGTCAGAACCTGCTATTCATAAAGTATCTGGTAACAATAAAACGTTAAAACTGGTGTTTACTGGGTGGGATGACCTAGCAATTCAAGCTGACACATACAACGATAAAGACCAAAACCCAACACAATGGGAAGGGTATCGTAAGGTTGTATGTTGGAATAAAAACTTTGATCAGAACACAGGTGAGCGCAAAGGGTTGCCATGTTGGTTGTATGTAGTCAATGGTACAAGTACAACATCTGGTACACGTAACGACCCTGATTACCTGCGACCTATTGTAGTTACAGACATTAACTCGTTTGTTAATATAGTTAAGTTAAACCAGTTAGATAATGGTTCCCCACGCTACATTGAGATTGATGGCAACCATCAACAAATAAGACCGTACCCACGTCCAGTAGGCTATGATTTTGAAGTACCGCAAAAGAAAGCTGGTGATAAAATTGAAGTGTACCACGATTATGTACGCGAAATGGTAATGCGGTTTATGGTAAAGCCAAAGGACTTGTTATTGTCTACCGATGTACCACAAATGCCATACGAGTTTCATCAACTTATTGTTTACAAAGCATTGGAAGACATATACTTAAAGTTGGGTCAACAAGGGTTGGCAACTACTTACGAAAGGAAATACATGAAAGAAATCAATGGGTTAGCTAAACGATATGTTGATAAGATTGATCAGCGTATTGTGCGTGGACGGTTCCATATGGCATACGGCAGACCTACATAC